CGTTTTGAGGCGATGGTGGAAGAAGTTGCCCGCCAGGCATCGGAGGCATCGCGGAATGCCACCGCCGCAGGGCAGGCATCTGAACAGGCGCAGACATCAGCAGGTCAGGCATCGGAAAGCGCCACGGCAGCAGTGAATGCAGCCGGAGCGGCAGAAGCATCAGCCACACAGGCAGCCTCATCCGCAGCATCTGCGGAGAGCAGCGCAGGTACGGCGACCACAAAAGCCGGGGAGGCATCAGCCAGCGCGGCGTCGGCTGACACAGCCAGAACGGCGGCAGCCGCATCGGCAGCCGCAGCGAAAACATCTGAAGCGAATGCAGATGTCTCCCGTACTGCCGCCGGAGATTCAGCTGCTGCCGCAGCCGCCAGCGCGACGGCGGCGCAGACATCAGCAGCGCGCGCCGGAGCATCCGAAACCGCCGCGAAGACGTCAGAAACGCAGGCGGCTTCCAGTGCCGGTGATGCAGGTGCGTCAGCCACTGCGGCGGCAGCGTCGGAAAAGGCGGCAGCCGCATCGGCAGCCGCAGCAAAAATATCTGAGACAAACGCTGCAACGTCAGCAAGTACAGCAGCGGCCAGCGCAACAGCCGCCTCGTCATCAGCATCGGAGGCATCCAATCACGCCGCCGCATCTGATACCAGCGCATCACTGGCGGCGCAAAGCAGTACTGCTGCCGGAGCAGCTGCCACCAGAGCAGAAGATGCCGCAAAACGGGCAGAAGACATCGCGGACGTGATTTCCCTGGAAGATGCCAGCCTGACGAAAAAAGGTATCGTTAAGTTAAGCAGCGCCACGGACAGTGACAGCGAAGCGCTGGCAGCCACGCCAAAGGCGGTCCATGCTGTCATGGACGAGGTACAGACCAAAGCGCCGCTGGACAGTCCGGTATTCACTGGAACGCCGACCACACCGACGCCGCCAGATGACGCTAAGGGACTTCAGACTGCAAACGCTGAGTTTGTTCGTAAACTGATTGCTGCACTGGTCGGTTCCGTACCTGAGTCGCTGGATACGCTGCAGGAACTGGCTGACGCGCTGGGTAACGATCCTAATTTTGCTACCACTATCACTAACATGATTGCGGGCAAGCAGCTGCTGGACGATACACTGACGGCGCTGTCAGGAAAAAGCATTGAAGGTCTTATCGAATACGTTGGTTTACGGAGCACAATTGATAAGGCTGCTGGTGCGTTGCCTGCTGGTGGTACGGCTGTCGCAGCGAACAGGCTTGCATCACGCGGCGCGCTTCCGGCACTGACTGGCACGACAAGAGGCAGCGATGGCGGCCTGATAATGGGCGAGGTCTACAACAATGGCTATCCGACGCAATACGGAAATATTTTACGTCTGACCGGAACCGGTGATGGGGAAATCCTCATTGGCTGGAGCGGGACAAATGGTGCGCCAGCGCCCGCATATATTCGCAGCCATCGAGATACCGCCGATGCTGAGTGGTCCGAATGGGCAATGCTTTACACCACACTAAACCCACCTCCGGATTCGCATCCAGTAGGGGCGGCGATTGCATGGCCATCTGATGCTACTCCGGCAGGTTACGCTCTGATGCAGGGGCAGTCCTTCGATAAATCTNCGTTTTGAGGCGATGGTGGAAGAAGTTGCCCGCCAGGCATCGGAGGCATCGCGGAATGCCACCGCCGCAGGGCAGGCATCTGAACAGGCGCAGACATCAGCAGGTCAGGCATCGGAAAGCGCCACGGCAGCAGTGAATGCAGCCGGAGCGGCAGAAGCATCAGCCACACAGGCAGCCTCATCCGCAGCATCTGCGGAGAGCAGCGCAGGTACGGCGACCACAAAAGCCGGGGAGGCATCAGCCAGCGCGGCGTCGGCTGACACAGCCAGAACGGCGGCAGCCGCATCGGCAGCCGCAGCGAAAACATCTGAAGCGAATGCAGATGCCTCCCGTACTGCCGCCGGCGATTCAGCTGCTGCCGCAGCCGCCAGCGCGACGGCGGCGCAGACATCAGCAGAGCGCGCCGGAGCATCCGAAACCGCCGCGAAGACGTCAGAAACGCAGGCGGCTTCCAGTGCCGGTGATGCAGGTGCGTCAGCCACTGCGGCGGCAGCGTCGGAAAAGGCGGCAGCCGCATCGGCAGCCGCAGCGAAAACATCTGAGACAAATGCAGCAACGTCAGCAAGTACAGCAGCGGCCAGCGCAACAGCCGCCTCGTCATCAGCATCGGAGGCATCCACTCACGCCGCCGCATCTGATACCAGCGCATCACTGGCGGCGCAAAGCAGTACTGCTGCCGGAGCAGCAGCCACCAGAGCAGAAGATGCCGCAAAACGGGCAGAAGATATCGCGGACGTGATTTCCCTGGAAGATGCCAGCCTGACGAAAAAAGGTATCGTTAAGTTAAGCAGCGCCACGGACAGTGACAGCGAAGCGCTGGCAGCCACGCCAAAGGCGGTCCATGCTGTCATGGACGAGGTACAGACCAAAGCGCCGCTGGACAGTCCGGCACTGACTGGTACGCCAACAGCACCAACTCCGGAAACCGCAGCTGCAGGTATTGAAATTGCCACGGCAGCGTTTGTGGCTGCGAAAGTGGCGCAGTTGGTTGGTTCTGCGCCGGAAACGCTGGACACGCTGAAAGAACTGGCTGACGCGCTGGGTAACGATCCGAACTTTGCCACCACTGTACTGAATAAACTGGCGGGCAAGCAGCCGCTGGACGATACACTGACGGCGCTGTCAGGAAAAAGCGTTGACGGTCTTATCGAATACGTTGGTTTACGGGAAACCATAAATCACGCCGCCGATGCATTACTAAAATCACAGAACGGTGGCGATATTCCGGAAAAGCCGCTGTTTGTACAAAATATCGGAGCGCTCCCTGCATCAGGTACGGCTGTTGCAGCGAACAGACTGGCATCACGCGGCGCGCTTCCGGCACTGACTGGTGCGACAAGAGGCAGCGATAGCGGCCTGATAATGGGCGAGGTCTACAACAATGGCTATCCGACGCAATACGGAAATATTTTACGTCTGACCGGAACTGGTGATGGGGAAATCCTCATTGGCTGGAGCGGGACAAACGGTGCGCCAGCGCCCGCATATATTCGCAGTCATCGAGATACCGCCGATGCTGAGTGGTCCGAATGGGCGATGCTCTACACCTCACTAAATCCGCCACCGAATTCGTATCCAGTAGGTGCGGCGATAGCATGGCCGTCTGATGCTACCCCAGCCGGTTACGCCCTGATGCAGGGGCAATCGTTTGATAAATCTGCTTACCCGTTACTGGCTATAGCGTATCCGTCCGGCATTATCCCTGACATGCGGGGCTGGACAATAAAGGGTAAGCCCGTCAGTGGACGTGCTGTGCTGTCGCAAGAAATGGACGGCAACAAATCGCACAGTCACAGCGCCAGAGCGCAGGATACTGACTTAGGGACAAAATCTACCTCATCCTTTGATTACGGCACGAAATCGACCAATACCACGGGCAATCATACTCACCAGTTCGGCGGTTATATCAACTCGTTCTATGGGGACTCCAGTCACACCTCATTTCAGCCTGGAGGTGGTGCGTGGACACAGGCCGCTGGCGACCATGCGCATACAGTTTATATCGGAGGACACGGGCACACCATGTATATCGGTCCACACGGCCACGTCGTTATTGTGGACGCAGACGGTAATGCGGAAACCACGGTTAAAAATATTGCATTTAACTACATAGTGAGGCTGGCATAATGACTTTTAAAATGAGCGAACAGGCGCAGACAATTAAAATTTTCAATCTGCGTTCAGATACTAACGAATTTATTGGGGCAGGTGATGCGTATATTCCGCCGCACACAGGACTACCGGCAAACTGTACTGATATCGCCCCTCCTGATATTCCCGCCAGTCATATTGCTATATTTGACGCTGAAACCCAGACATGGAGTTTGCATGAGGATCACCGCGGCGAGATGGTTTACGACACAACAACCGGCAATCAGGTTTATATCTCCGCTCCTGGTCCGTTGCCCGAAAATGTCACATCAGTTTCACCAGGTGGTGAATACCAGAAATGGGATGGTAAGGCTAAGGCCTGGG